CTTGCTCTTGATAAACTATAATGCCATATGTATCTTTTGTATAACGTTCCATTGAAGGATGAATATATGTAACCTCCTGGCGGGCCATGCGCCGTTGAACCCATTCATTACTAGCGCCAGAAGCAAAGGGGCCTGGTCTAGCTAATGCTGTTAGACAAGCTATGTCATCAAAACGATCTACGCGCACTCTCCTGGCCAGCGTTTGTAACGCTCTGCCTTCAAACTGGAAGATACCACAGAACTGAAACTTGCGTAATACTTCAAAGGCTTTGTCATCATTAAGAGGATGTTTAAGTAAATCTTGGTATGTCCAACCAACCATATCTAGACAATCAGCAATAATAGCTAGTGTTTTGAGACCTAGTGCATCTATCTTCATCAGGTTGATAAGCTCTGCATCCCACTTATCAACTTGGACTGTATTTGTTCTTTTATCATAAGCAACATAATTAATGAGTGGTTCATTGGTGATTACAACACCAGCAGCATGCATACCTGTATGTCTGGCATGACCTTCCAAATTACCAGCAATAGACATTGCAGGATATTTCTCAAGAAAAGCTTTGCCAATTTCTGATTCTTTGAAGGTATCAGTAACACAAAGCATAGCGCGTGAATCACCGCTGCTACGCTTCAACATGCTGTCCTTTACTCCTTTTGTTTCCCAATCAGGTATGCTAAGCGCCTTAGCTGTTTCGCCAATAGCTGATTTTGGTTTGTATCGTGAAATTGTTCCAAGTCTAGCGACATTTTCACTTCCATATTTTTCTCTGAGATACTCAAAAACCATCTCACGCCTGTTGTCCTGGAAATCAATATCAATATCTGGAAGATCATAGCGTGTAACATCTATGAACCTTTCAAATATGAGGCCATGAGGTATGGGATCAATATCAGTAATACCAAGAAGATAACATACAAGAGACCCACAACTGCTACCACGAGCAGGTCCCACCAACATGTTTTGTTTGGCATACTTAATCATATCTGTTATTACAAAGAAATAATCATCATATCCTTTTTCTGAAATGAGACTTAACTCTTTTTCCAAACGTTCTGAATAGATATTGTTAAGCTCAATTCCTCTTTCTGCAGCGCCAGTAAGACACATCTCTCGTAATGACACATTTGATCTATATTTGATATTCGTTGCTGATTGAATGTTAGCTTCGCACTCGTTAGCAAGTCTATCAGCCAATATAAATCCTTGTTCTTCAATATTGATTTCATTACGCAATTCCCATTCAGAGAGAATATGCATCGGCGATGGTCGGTTATTTGCGTTTCGTCCCGTGAGGATTTCATATGCTGATCTATCTCTTGGTGTGATCATAAAGTTGTCAGAGACTGGAACAATGTTACCGTTGACTAATAAAGCAGGATTAGTCGCCGGGTTTCCCGATCTATATACTTGTGGCCCTAGGCGAGCGCGTTGACCTAGGCCACTAGTTCCTGTAAAGATTATAACATCTTTACTGAAACCACCTAAACGTTTGAAATTTAATCTTGGCAAATAATGAAAATTGTGAGTTGCTTCTTCAATTGCGCTATATATCTCGCGTAACCCAGCATTGTTACGTGCAATGATGGGGAGCCAGAAGATGTTCTGGCGACGTTCTTTTATAGTGGTGTCTAAAATGAAAGCAAATTCACATCCAAATAAAGGCTTAATACCAACTCGTTTACATTCTTGTGACCAGGCTATGTGGCCAAAGGTTGAGTTTCGATCTGTGATAGCTGCGGCTTCGCAACCTAATTCTTTTAGTCTAGTAACAACCTTATTTATTGGTCCATACACCCATTTGAAACTGTATTCTGTTCTAATTTGTAGTTGTGTTTTCATTTTATAAATGCGGCCTCTCTGCTAGTGTATACATTGCCTTGGGTATCTACATAAAACCAATGTTGTTTGGCTCTTTTGTTGTTTCTATATCTTTTGCGTTTCAAATATTTTTTAGTTTTGATAGGATCATATACAATTTTCTTTTTCTTAGGCATAAGAAAAGCCTCCATCATTTGATAGAGGCTTTATTTCAGCTTGGATTGTAGAGTTATTGTGGAGAGAGTCAATCATAATGATTAACTCTACCATCCTAAAGAGATTATAGCCTAGAGCGAGATAAATAAAAAGTAAAATCAGCGTTACTCCTTTTGTTTTTCTGTCTTTGGTATCATACTAGCATATATGTCTTCTACACTTGACATATTACGTTCAAGTTCCATTAAATGAACAAGTATATCCTCAGCTTTACTCTTAATCCATTCCCATTTAGCTTTATCATCTTCTGGCCAGAATTTAGGATCACCATACATAATGATGTTTTTGATACCTTGTAATGATTGATCTATAGATAGACCAAGCATTCTGCCACGTCTACGCTTTTCATAATCCATTTGACGATTGTTAATCATAAATTCTTCATTCTTATTGCTCATGATGTTACCTTTTTCATTTTGTGTAATGCTACTAGTTTATCAAGTTGATTGCTGGTATATAGTTCTCCAATTAGAATTTTTTCAGCTGCTCGTAATTGATCTCTTAATGGATTGACTATTGAATCAGGAATGTGTGGCCATAAAAGATTAGTTTTGACCCAATTATGAAACTCTGTTATGCGATACAGCTGTTCAGCATAATCATATCTTTCTTCTCTGGTGCAACTCATGTGGTTGGTCCTTTCACCATGTTGCGACGTAGCATTTCTTGATAGACCCGTAGTAATGCTTCAGTATCATCTTCTGCTCTATGAGCATTATCAAATCTCATTCCAAACAATTCTTCATGCAAATCTCCCAAAGACATTCGATGTCCCTTGATTTTTTGAATTTCTTCTACAGTACAAATATCTCTGGGCGGCCAAGGAAAGTTATGTTGTTTGTTTATACGTTGTAATTCATAGAGCAACATGCGTTTATCATATTGAAGATTATGACCTATCATATGAGTTACGCCAATAAAATAATCAGCTAACATACGATAATAGCCAGCAAATGGTTTCTCATTCTTAACAGCATCATCATCTATGCCATGTATCGCGATTACTTCTGGCGGCATCTTAATGGGTGGTTTTATGAGTTTATGAAAGATGGAAACCTTTCTTAAAAAATCATCTGTTTTAATTGCATAGATTTCTACAATGTGCGGTTGATGTTGTAAGTCTGCAGCTTCCACCGCCAGAAGCGCAGTGGTTTCTGTATCTAGGAATATCAAACTCATTCGTTTGTTACTCCATCATCTAGTTCATTTAGCATTGTAGCATATACTGATATGTCTTTGGTATGATCAGGATCAATGCGTTGTTTATCCCAATTGTTACAATATCGTTTGAGCTTATTAACAATATGCATTAGCACCGCAAAACGATTGAAGTCTTTGATTGATTCTAAAGTAACACCATTAGGGAAGAGGGCGGCAAAAACCGCCCCTGCTTCCTTATAGCTATCTCCATATTGTTTGTTGCGTTCCTCATATAGACCTGCTAGCTCTCGCAATGTTTCACTTGGTCTCATTATACTTCATTCCTTATGATGTCAAGATACTTCATGGCAACCCAAGCTTCAGTTTCATTTTGCGATTTACCTGTTTCACTTATTTCTTTGCCGAGACATTTTCTGAGATACAAAGATAACTCCTGGTGTGCCTCATATCCTTTCGGAATGATGAACATCCTAGCCCATGGCCATTCATACAATACTGCAGCCATCGCTTGCTGAATAAACTCAGCATATTCATCTTGAACCCTTGGCGTTAAACGTTTCTTGACAAGATCGGAAAAATTTCTTAAGTTAATTTTCATAACGATATTGGTAAGGATATTCGTCGGTAATACCCCACGTGCATCTTCTGGTTTAGCTCCAGCTTTAATTAAAGTCTGATATGATTCATTAATAGTTGACATTGTGTGATCATAAAAATTTTCTAATAATTTATCATCATTATTTTTAATAGATGGGCCAGCATAGTATTCAAAGTTAGTCATGTCAACAATACGCATAGCTTGCTGGGCGTAGGAAGCAGTCCGCGTCCGAACCAATTGATGCGTAAATGCTCGCGTTACTCCTTCAATACAGAAGATTAGGTCCACCATCTCCCAACTTGAAGGAATAGTCGTGCTCATGTATTCTAATTCTTTCATCTTTTTCTCTTCTGGCCATTCTGATATTTCTTGGAGGCCAGTAGGACTCATCTTCAATCTGGTGTTCTTAGTGAAGATGAGTAGTTCTATTGCATTTGGTGTCGCATGTAGTAGTGTTACTTTCATTTTACATTCCTTTCAGCGGTTACTTCCCAAGGGTAAAAGACCATATTCTATTTGTCCTTCTTCAATCATATTAGCCGCACTTAATGCTGCTTTATGATTACTAAATCCATCAACTCTTTTACCATTAATTTTCATGTCATATACAATTCTACCTTCAACTCTAATAAGCCAAATTCTAATTTTACCATTTTTATATCCTTTACCTGTATGCGCAAAATCAGAGTAAACTACAGCTTTCATTGTATTACTCCAAGAGAACTTATCGGGAACGAGTTCGGGATTTATCGGCGGATAAGAGAGAGCCTTTGTTTCGATATCATTCTACTCCTGTTTGATTGTAGTTGAACGACGGATACCGGCATTCCATACATTGATATTACAAGCAATCAATCCAGCGAGTGCCTGAATTGCCAGCAATCGGGATCGATTATCCGTATCACTGTCCAGCAGTCTCTGCATCATATCCAGATCCAGTTGGATTGAAGCCACCAATTCGCTGATATCTTCAGTGAGCATACAGTCTCCTGTTATAGTCATTACGTTGTTCTATGAAACGTTGTATTACATCTATGTCTTTATAGACATCATCCAGTAGTATTTGTCGCCATGTAGCATACCTCCCTAGTGAGTAGATGTTGAAGTTATCCGTAGCCCATAGTATGAATTTTTGTCTCTCATAATTATCTATAGGCACGATTTTGCCGTATGGTTGACATTTTGGTGGCTGATAAGATAGACGCTGAACAAAATTATAGCCAAATAAAATGTTACAATAATGTTCTATATAATTGAAATCTGGATCGGGTTTAAAAGCAAATTCCAATGTCAATCTGTTACCTGTAATACTGACACGATAGGGTTGATCAATATCATATGGAATATAGAGCGTTTGATATACATCAACGTCTAATAATTCGCAATTGATAGTCCATATTGGATTGATCTTAAATTGAACATGATGAGGATAATTAAGTATACGCATTAATTCCGGCATCGGTATGGTAGAAATTATGGGCGCGCCTCTTTCAGATATTGTTGCATTTCGCTCTGTGATAAAACTCTCACAATCACAGTTATATTCGATGTTTGCATTATATGCAAGGTTTGTGATGAAATTTCCTGGGGCAATGAAGCGCACCGCATTATCAGTATTGATAATAGATCTTTCACTACATTGTCCAGTTGATTTGAGTGAATAAGCATTGATGTCTCTGATAGTTGGAGTATTTGTAATTGTCTTTCCATCATCACATAATACTCCCTTATATACATTGACTTTTTTAAATGGAATCCCTAACGCTTGTCCAATAACATCTGTTCTGAAACGTAACAATGCACTATGATTATTAGGCAATGATGATTGTTTCTCCATAATAACGGGATGATAATTAGCTAATCTCCTGCTGGCCAGGAGACCAGCTTGTCCTGCGCCTATGATAATCATTCAAACCAACTCCAAGTAATGTGTTCTTCTTGACCAAGTGTCCTGTCACCTAGCTTGTGCATGTATCCAGGTTTTACTTGAAATGGCCATTGTTTGCCATTGTTGATCTTGGAGTAAATGTCTTGCAGTAATCCAAGATGTTTCCTTGATAGTCTAATGTCATCAAAGTCTTTGTCAGCAACATCCACCCATTTCAATTCTTCTGTAGTGAGCGATCTGAAGTTTGTTTTGGCCCTAAATATAAATTCTTTGAAGCGCTGAACATCAGTTGGATTATCAATCTTATTGTAGGCAACTCTAATGCCATGCTCTTTGATGAATTCATCTGATGGTTGATCCCATGGATCAGTTACTTGAGTGACATTATCTGTCTGCTCTACTGGCGGCTCTGGTTCGTCATAATCATCATTATACATAGCAGCAATTTGTTTTGCCATAGTATCTTGTTGCTTTTTCATTAGAATTAATACAGATCGAATTTCATTCATGAAATCCATCACACTTGCATTGCTAGTCATTTTGTTCTCCTATGTTAATGAGTGCGGCCATCCTTGCCATTACGATTTACCCAAGCTGGTTTGCTCACTTCCAATTCGCCAACGAGCCTATGGGGAGCGATATGGTTAGAGAGGATGGCCATGCCGCCATGTGCACTCGTCATGTGTTCGCTTGCTTGGAACCCCTAGCTGATTAGAACCCGATTTGATCGCCCTTCAAATCATCTTCATTGCCTTGTTCTCCATAGCCAGGATCAAAGTCAGTTTGCTGTATTGTTCCTTCCATGAACTGTTGACGCCAGGAGATGGCTTGTTCAAATGTTGCGTAACCATTCATTAAGTCTTGTGTCTTGACATGACGGCCTTTGTCGTCCATGTTAGGGACAATTTTAGGTGCCCACCATGTTCCCTTGTCATTTGTTTTCCGTTCCAATGTCATCTTCCATGTATAGTAATAATGAGGGGGAGTAATGATGCGTCCATCTCCCAATTTGATACGGGCTTGCATTAGATCGGTTGACAAACGATTTGCGATCCTATTGTTAGTGCTTTTCAAGTTAAAA